CTTTGCTGAACGTTTACGATTACAACTATCAGAAGCAGAGAGACTTTTCAGAGAAGGTATCGCTGCACGAGTCGTATATAGTGGTGGCAAGTCATACCACATAATTGTTAGAATAGCTGACGAGTGCCCTGATCTTGAGTCGTATAGATGGCTTCATGCTCATCTAGCTACACAGCTTAGCGACAAGCTTGTGTTTGATTCTACTACAGCTGATCCTGCAAGATTGACAAGAGCACCTATACTCATTGAAAGGGAGTTTGAATATCATGGCGTTCTTGTTAGAGGCATGCAGAAGCCGATACATACAAACTGGGGAGCCGTGTACCACTACGACTGGAAACCTCTGTATGAACAATGGAAGAATAGGCCTTTAGCGCCTGAAGAGCAGTTCGGTAAAAAGCTTGTACCTACGAAGCCAGAGTATAGAGAAGCAATGCTGGCTTTATTACATGGTACGTTCTGGACTGACAGCAAGTGGAATGGAAGAAGACAGACTTGCTTTTTCCCAGGATATCGTTTATGTAGAGTATTAGGCTATACGCATGACATGCTCTGGGCTGATGGAGCTATTCTAGACGGCTTAAGCTCTTACTACAGGAAGAATGAGATAAGCTATTGGCAATCTAGACAATACAGCGATATTATACAGAAAATAGACAGAGACGTGGAGGCTATGGATGATGCAGATCGATGACAGACCAGGCTTAGATGATCCTGTTTGGGAGCATGTGTTACGTCAAAGACTACGGCCGTATATAGAGACAGTCCGTCAATGGTGGGAACATGTAGACAGCTTCTACATGATAGACACAGGTATCGTTGAGCTAGAGTGTGATACTCCAGGTCTTTATGTGAGATTTACAAGAACAGCTGTTCGCTCTCCTATTAAGGGCATACAAGCTTTTCCCTTTGTACCGACTGGACGACTGCAGATAACTGGTGTACAAGGTGGAAGTACCAAGATGATTACTAGAGTATGCCTTGATAATAGAATGAAGATAGATGAGTTTACTATCGTGTGTAAGTCGAACTTACCTTCTACTTTTAACTCTGCTCAATTCGTAGCTTTTGTGCCCACAGAGCTATTAGAAACTAACGTTTTAGGCAACTGGATTTACTTTACACCAGAAGAGTGCAGCCTCTTAGCAAGAGGCGAAACAAGTGAGTCTATACGGCATAAAGCTATGCTCAAAGCATAAGTATATTGGCTATCGTAGATAGCTAAATATAGCTCATACCTAGTATGAGTAGAACAAGTGACGGAGGAACAATATGGCATTGTTCAAAGATGACAAGGAATCTGTAAAACAGGAACAGGCAGCAAGTGGCGGAGACCAGACGGTATTCGATGACTTCGCAGGTGACGGTCTTGATGGTTTTACTCAAGACACAGTCAGTACAGCGTACCTCGGGATGGTTCAGCCCGGCTCTGGCCCAACGATGAATGGCCATCAGCCAGGCACATGGAGGAACAGCTCTACAGAAGAAAACTACGGTCCTACTGTAGAGGTGATACCTCTTGCTTTCAAGACAGCTTGGATTGAACGCAGCAAGGAACCGCCGTATGAGACTGTTGGACGCTATGAGCCCAACTCAATACCCGTGAAGGTAGAGATGCCGAAGCCCGGTACTCGTGGATTCCCGAAGATGACGAACCCCGAAACAGGCAACAAGGTTGAAGAGCTCTTCATCTATGCCTGCATGAAAGCAGACGCACCTGAAAGCGGTGTCATGTACTTCAGCCCGACTGTAGGTAGCATGAAAACCTGTAAGCAGTGGAATGCTCAGCTCAGGTCTCAGAGGCTCCCTTCAGGTCGCATCGCTCCACTGTACGCTTTCTCTTGGCACCTCACTCTCGATCTTGTACAGAACCCTGCGAAGCCTGCAGAGCAGATTGCGAAGTTTGTCAGCGTCTCAAGAGGAGAGCTTCTTGATAAAGAACTCTTCCTTGAATCAGTCAAGCCTCAGCTTCTGTCAGCTCAGAACGTAGCACTGCTCGCTGCTCCTGAAACATCAGGAGACGCTGAGTAGTCTCGTGAGCCAGCAGCTTTTTGAGCTGCTGGCTTTTATTTTCTATTAAGGAGGATGCATATGGCAGACATAAATAACTGGGTAGTAACAGGCCGTCTGACAAGAGATGCTGAGTGTAGAGTGTTGCCCTCAGGCACAGAGCTTGTAACGTTTGACATCGCAAACAATACAGGCTTCGGGCAGTACGCTAAGACTCTATTCATCACAGTCAATCATTGGGGCAAATCAGCGAAGAACATGCTTCCCTATTTAACAAAAGGGAAGGGCATAGCTGTCAGCGGTGGTGAAGTTGAGCTCCAGCAGTGGACATCAAAGCAGGATGGATCTACGCAGAAAAAGATCGTTGTAAACACGTCAAAAGTAGATTTCTTGCCAGGTGGCTCAAGCAATCAGCAGAGTACTTCTGAGTCACAGTCGCAGCCGCAGCAAGACGCAACGCCTTACGATCCAGATTCTGAGGTTCCAACGTTTTGATAGCTATAGATATTGAGGTAGCAGAGCATAGCGACTTTAAGTCGCTAGGCCCTGGCTATCATCGTAAGGACGCTGCTATACTCTGCGTAGGTCTTTATGATGGTAAGAACTATGTCTGTTGCTTTACAGATGACCCTCGATTACCTGAGTGGTTGGCTTCAGACGAAGACAAAGTGTTCCATAACTCTGTGTATGACGTGTCATGGCTTATACACGGTTATGACTGGAAAGTCGGCGGTATTTTGCATGACACAATGACAAGAGCGTGCTTGATAGACGAATACGCTGACTTAGACTTAGACTCTTGTTGTAAGAGATTCAATGTAAAAGGTAAGAACACAGCAGACACTCTTGATGCTTGGTTTGAGAAGTATAGGCTTGTGTACGGCTTAAGAGGCGACGTCTGGGATAACATAGACATCGTATGGATGGAGCCCGAAGGTAGAGAAGCTGTAATCAAGTATAATGAGCAAGACTGTAGAGCCACGTATGATTTATTCATGGCTCAGGAAAAGTTTATGAAGGTTCATGAAGAAGCTTATAAGCTTGAGTGTGACTTACAGCCTGTTATAAGCCTGCTCAATGGTAATGGCTTTCCTGTCGATGAAGTTGCAAGAGACAATTTCACTTCATTTATTAAAGACAAGCAAAAAGAAACTGATGAGATACTTCTTTATCAGTACGGCATTGACTCTAGCGTAGTAAAGTCGCCTAAGAAGATGACTGTAGCTATGAACGACTTGGGTATTATATCTCCTATAGTAACAGCTACAGGTAATCAGTCTTGGAACGCAGCAGCTCTTGACGAGATAGACCATCCTGTTATAGAGCACATACAAAACAGCAAGAAGTATGCTACTCTTATAAACAACTTTCTTGAAGGTTCTCTTCAAAAGCTTGTTAATGGTAGAGCATACTCAGTATTCAGTCCGAACAAGAGAGATGAGGGCGGCACACGTACAGGACGATTCGGCTCTCGTACGATTAACCTTCAGCAGATACCTGCTCGTGAAGAGTCTGCTGAAGGCGTCAAGTCTTATGGCAAAGAGATGCGATCTCTCTTCTTGCCTGAGCCAGGATGTATGCTAGCAGCTCTAGACTACTCTTCTATAGAGATGTATGGTCTAGCTCACTTTGCTATAGGTGAACGGAGTGAAGTGATTAAAGAGCAGGCACGACAGCACGCTGACTTCCATACGATGGCTCAAAACCTTGCAGAGCTTGAAGAACGCATATGGGCTAAGCGTTTGAACTTCACTGTCGTATACGGTGCTGGACCAAAAGGCATCTTCCTCAAGAACAAGAAAGCGTTCAAAACTCTTGAGAAGACAATTGAAGTATACAACAAGTTCCATGCTGGTATGCCCTATATACGACAGACGCAGCAGCATGTAGCTAATGAAGTAAGATTAAAAGGTTACATACTTTCAATCGGTGGTAGAGCTCATCATAAGCCTAAGCCATTCTTTGACCCTGAGAAAGGTCGATGGAACGACGGCTTGTACAAGATGTTAAACCATCTTATACAAGGCAG